GGAGTACGAAGATTATCTGAAATCAAAGTACAAACTAAAATAAAAAGTAAAGTAATATGAAACAAACAATTGAGATTGAAGTGCCTGATGGACACAAGGCGGTGTATAACGAAGATACACAAAGGGTTATAATAATAAAGGTTGAAAAACCAAAGGTTGAACTACCTAAATCGTGGGAGGAGTTTTGTAAGAATAATCCTGTTAAAAAGAATGAATATTTTATTGATGGGAATGGTGAAATAATCTGTGCTGCTGAGAAACATAGAACTACAAATCTAAAAAACATATTGCCTAACAAAGAAACAGCCGAAGCATTCCTTGCTCTTATGCAGCTCGTACAGTTAAGAGATTGTTATCGACAGGGGTGGATTCCAGATTGGATTGAGGGTAATTATAACGCCGTTATTACATACGGCAGACATAACTTAACGAGTGATTGTCCTTATTGGGGAAATCGTATATTATCTTTTCAAACCGAAAATATATGCGAAGAATTTTTGGAAAATTTCCGCGATTTAATCGAAAAAGCAAAGAGGTTGATATGAATATGGAAAAAGAAGTAAAAGTAAAGGAACATCGTGAGATGATAGTCGTTGTGTCGGCGTTGATTGACGAAAAAGATGAGACGCAAATTCGTATAAAGACTGGCGTTTTTGTTGATAAACCATATTCCAATTTGGCAGAGAGTGTTGCAGACACTCTAATAGAAATAGGCGAAGCAATCCACAAGGACGTAAAAGAACAGGTGGAGGAATATGAAATAACAAAAGGAGGACGACAATGAGACCGATAAAGTTTAGGGGCTGGAATGAGAAGAATAAGAGGTGGCTGTACGGTACTTATCTTGTAAATAGGGGTTTTCCGTATATTGTTGAAGACGGTATACAGTCGCCGTTCGCCGAGCCTGCCGACTTTATGGTGGGAGAGGATACAGTAGGACAATTCACGGGATTGAAAGATAAGAACGGTATAGAGATATATGAGTACGACATAATCGGCTACAAAGCACACGAGGGTTACCTCCTCGAAAGTTTTCGTGCTCCAGTATTATTTGAAAATGGAACGTTCGGATATAAACGTGAGAATAGTAAGCTCGGCGGTATCGGAGTGTTTGAGCCGTTTTGCAAGCACGACTGCATACAAGAGGATTTTCTCGACTATGTAGAGGTGCTTGGCAATGCGTTCGGGAGAGAAAATTTGTAAAACCTTTTTTATATATAAAATATGAATAAACAAGAGAATATAAAGAGACAACTTTATAGGGAGTTAAGGGATGTATTGTCGGCGTACATTCAGATGTTCGAAGATAAGCACGAGGTAGATATGCAATATTCTGTTGATGATGAATTAATTGGGGAACTTTGTTTTGGCGATGCATACTTTTTCCATATTGCTGATGTAGTGTATGATATAGACCACGACCTGCCGAAAGGGCTGATATTGCAGTGGGCAAAAGATAGTGTTGATGATAGCAAGAATCCCACACGCCAGACGATAAACCTACATTCCTACGCCCAAGGGCTGCGTTTCGAGGACTTGCGGAAAAATAAGCGTTGCAACTCACAGATTATTAACAAGACATTTTGCGTCTCAAAAAAGGCAAAACGTGAGACGCAAAAAAAGGAGTAAAGAAAAATGAAGAAGTATGATGTAGTGATAGGCATAGACCCCGATGTAGATAAGTCGGGGGTTGCCTATGTGGAACCGGAGAGTAGAATATTGGAGGCGATGAGCCTGACGTTTGCCGATTTGCTCGACTATTTGCAGGAGTTGAGAGATATACTTACAGAGCGAGGACAAACCTTTGTTGTTGTCGTAGAGGCTGGTTGGTTGAATAAAGCACATTGGCACGTAGGTAAAGGCGGCAGTGCGGCACGCTCGGCTGCAATAGGTAACCATACCGGACGCAACCACGAGGTAGGACGTAAGATAGTAGAGATGTGCCGACATTACGGCATAGAGGTAGTAGAACAGCCGCCGCTGCGTAAGATGTGGAAAGGCAAGGACGGCAAGATAACACACGAGGAACTGCAGATATTCACCGGTATAACGGACAAGACCAATCAAGAAACAAGAGACGCTGCTCTGATAGCTTGGGAATATGCGGGGCTGCCGATACGAATAAAGAATTAGGAGTTACAAATTTAAAAAAGAATAGTATGAAAATCGAAAAAAGAGAAACGACAGTTTACATCGCCGACGATGGCAAAGAGTTTTTAGAGGAAAAGAAGTGCAAGCAATACGAGGAAGAAGTGCTCGAAGAGAAGAAAAATATAAAGTATTTCGAGACGGTGGCAAATCCTGATTTATGCGAAGGACGAGGTTACAATACGGCAGTGTTTTTTGCTGTCTGCGACAAGAGCTTTTGCCATCTCGAACGCTGCTTGCAATGGCTGATAGACAATAAAGGAAGGTCTATTGGCTACATTCAAGGTAAAGCGGCTATGCCGAACTGGAAAGTCCCCAGAGAAATAACGGAACAAGAATTTCAAAATGCTGAACCTGGTACTATCGGCGACAATAAGCGAGGAGTACAACAGATATTTATATCCAAGAAAGCTATCGAAGGTCTCCCCGAACCGATATGGGTAGAGTAACACTGTCAGAAAGAGATGAAATTTACAATAAGAAGACAGGAAGATAAACAGGTGGTGCTATCGTACTTGGAAAAGCTGCCGACAGATAAGCCGTACTTTGCCGAGATAAAGCAGATACGGCAACGTCGTACGATAGACCAGAACAGTCTCTACTGGCTATGGCTCAAATGTCTGCAAGACGAGACAGGTGAAGACAAGGACAGGCTACACGAGTACTTTAAGGCGAGTTATTTGGGCGTTAGCACAGTGGAGGTATTCGGGGTAGATGTGCAGATATCGGCAAGCACTACAAGGCTCGACACGAAAGAGATGACGCACTATCTCGACCGCATACAGCAGTTTGCCCTTGCGGACTTGGGCATTGCACTGCCGAATCCGTCGGACTTGTATTGGGAGCAGTTCTATGAAAAATACAAGGGGTGGATTTGATGATTATAAATTAGGAATTGCACAATGTTGTTTACGGACGATATACAGATAAACGAAAAGCAAAGGTTAGCATATAATTACCTCCGCGATGACGATTACACTTACGTCGTATACGGAGGTGGTGGCGGGGGCGGTAAATCGTGGCTCGGTTGTGAATGGCTAATGCAGTGCGGTTACTACTTGCCCGATACTCGTTGGTTTATTGGGCGTAACAATTTGAAAGACTGCCGTGAGTCTGTATTGGTTACTTGGCGTTTGGTAGCCAACAGTTACGGATTTACCGGATACAAGACATCGAACGATAGTATAAGGTTCGACAACGGCAGCGAGGTGATATTTCTTGACCTCACGTTTTACCCCAAAAAAGACCCTCTATATGAACGTTTCGGCTCGAAGGAGTTCACAGGTGGGTGGATAGAAGAAGCAGGCGAGGTGCATTTTTTAGCATTCGAAGTATTGAAATCGCGTATCGGACGATACAATAATGTGCGTTATGGCATTCGTCCGAAGATGCTTGTAACCTGTAACCCCAAAAAGAATTGGCTGTATAAGGATATATACAAACCGTTTGCCGCGGGGGAGTTGCAGAAGCCGTATTGTTTCATTCGAGCATTGCCGACGGATAACCCATTCTTACCGCCCGACTATATCGACACACTTAAAGGCATAAAAGACAAGGCGACACGTGAGAGATTGCTATACGGCAATTGGGACTATGAGGACGACCCATCGGCATTGTGCAGCTTCGACACAATATCGGACGTGTTCACGAATACGGCACCGTCGAGTACACGCAAGGCTATCAGTGCCGACCTTGCTATGCAGGGACGAGATAGGTTTATTGCGGGCTCGTGGCGTGGACTGCAATGTACGGTGAAGATAGACAAGGGCAAAGCGACGGGTAAATCGATAGAAACGGATTTAGCTCAACTGATGAAGACCGACGGCGTCGGTAGGTCGCAGACGGTAGCCGATAGCGACGGTCTGGGGGCATACTTAGAGAGCTATCTGACGGGGATAAAGACATTTCACGGCGGTAGTAAACCATTCGATAGTACTTATAGTTCGCTCAAAGACGAATGTGCATATAAACTTGCAGAGGCTATCAATAACCGGTGGCTGCAAATCATCTGCACCAAAGAGCAGGAGCAGGCGATAATGGAGGAACTTCAACTGCTGATGGCTGACAACGTAGACAACGACAAGGGGAAGAAGCGTATCGTATCAAAAGAGCGAATGAAACAGATAATACAACGCTCACCCGACTACCTCGATATGTTAATTATGGGAATGTATGCGGAGGTGCGTCCACAGAATGCAGGAATAAGACGAATCAGCTATAAATCCTAAATAAATTTAGGAACAATAAAGCGGGGTTATTTGTAATTTTGAATTAAATCAATAAACTGATAATGAATAAAATAAGTAAAGATTTTATTTTCAAAGATAATCCAAGAAAAATTACCGACAAGCAGCTATCGCGTTTGGAGAGTGATTTGCGGAAGTTCGGCGATTTGTCGGGAGTAGTGTATTGCCGTAAAAATAAGGCGTACGTTGGCGGTAATCAGAGGTCGAAGATATTCGACGGCTCGCAGATAACGCTCATAAAGGAATACGATGAGCCGTTGCAAGACAAGACCGTTGCCGTCGGTTTTATCGAATGGAATGGCAGCAGATACCTATATCGCGAAGTGGAGTTCTCAGAAAGTGAATTTCGCGAGGCTTGTATTGTAGCCAACAACGACGGTGGCGATTGGGATTTCGACCTGCTCCAAGAGTGGGATATGGACGAGTTAGCGAGTTGGGATTTTGATACTTCGTTTTTTAATGAGGGAAGCGGTGATGTCGAAACAAAAAAGCAGGAGGCACGAAAAAGCCTTCAAGAGCGGTTCGTTGTACCGCCCTTTTCAGTGCTTGACACACGTCAGGGGTATTGGCAGGATAGAAAAAGGAAGTGGCTCGACTTAGGCATAAAGAGCGACGAAAGCCGCAACAAAATGAAAGCAGATGGTTCATTTGCAGGTAGTGTTCCTAACTATTACTCCTACAAAGAGGACGCTGAACGCAAGTTGGGTATAGAGCTTACACACAAAGAATTCTCAGAGTGCTATTTGCCTGAGTATTTAGCCGACAGTAGCTTGGAGTATACCGACAGTGGAGGTATCTTGTCTATTTTTGACCCTGTATTGTGCGAGGTAATGTACCGATGGTTCTGTGTCAGCGGGGGGCAGATATTTGACCCATTTGCAGGAGGTTCGGTGCGTGGTATCGTTGCGGGAATGCTTGGATATGGCTATCTCGGAATAGACCTAAGAAAGGAACAGGTCGAAGCAAACGAAAAACAAAAGCGTGAAATAGCTCCGAATGCAGATATTCAATGGATAATAGGAAATTCGATAAATGCAAGCGAGATTTGTGGTGGTATAAAAGTGGACTTTGTATTCAGTTGTCCTCCTTACTTCGATTTAGAGGTTTATTCCGACGAGGAAGAAGACCTCTCTAATATGTCGTGGGATAATTTCAGGGAGCAATACGGAGATATTATTCGGCAGTCTGTCGATATGCTAAAAGACGACTCTTTTGCTTGCTTCGTAGTAGGCGAAGTGCGAGACAAGAAAACGGGCTACTATCGAAAGCTCATAAATGAAACGGTAAATGCCTTTGAACGTGCAGGAGCATCATTTTACAATGAGCTTATACTCGTCAATGTTGCAGGCAGTCTCCCGATAAGAGCAGCTACCTCCTTCAAAAGTAGAAAAATAGGCAAATGTCATCAAAACGTGCTTGTATTCTACAAAGGAAATGCAAGTAAGATAAGAAAAAAATTTCCTGAGATGGATTTATCTATGGAGGGTTTCGACCTTGAAAGTTTAACCCAAACAAACTAACACAGAGCAGTATGGCAAGAGGAAGACGAAAAGACGAAGTCGAAACCGACAGACAGATAATAATGCCGTTGTATTTCAAGGGCTATACGCTCAGGGATATAGCCGCTCGTTGTACGGCACAGACAGGCAGGTATGTATCGCATATAACGGTAAGAGCCGATATAAAGAATATGCTCGAAGACTTTCGCCGCGAACGCAACGATATGATAGAGTATAATCTGACTATCGAACTTGAAAAAATAAACGTGCTTGAGCTCGAATATTGGCAGGGGTGGGAGAAATCAAAAACAGACAAACGGCAGAAGTCGATGAAAAGACGTGAATCGTCGGATAGCAAGAGCAATAACTACACAGAACAAAGCGAAACCGAAATGGTAAATATGGGCGACCCTCGCTATCTGGAGGGCGTGCAGTGGTGTATAGCAACAAGGTGTAAACTGCTCGGCATAGAAGCACCTAAACGTGTAGACGTAACAACAGCGGGAGAAAAGATAGAATTTAAGGGATTTAATTTTTTACCGTATACGAAATTGGAGGGCAAATAATATGAAGGTAGGACAGAGGATATTAAGTGTAAGTGCCGACGGGTTTGAGGAGCTTCGGCAGCTCGGGCTGCTGCGATATAATGCGGGCAGGGATATAGAGATATACGACTACTATCTGAACGAGGTGGATATAACAGGTAGTCGTATGCAGGCACAGACAAACTGTGCGATGAGGTACAACCTATCGGAAAAGGCTATACAGGTGATAGTCTATGGGTTTGAGAGCAGACTGCGAGGGGTATGAAGATGTGCGGTATATCAGAATATCACACCGGCACCACCTGCTACTCCACCATATATGGAAGCATCGTCTTTGCTATCGGACGAACCGTAATCGTCTGACTTGACGAATATAGAAGCAAGAATAGCAAAAACCGCAAAACTAATGGATAAAAATTTAGCGATAAATACAATAAATTCTGTCATAGCTATATGCGTGATTTGAATTATTAATTACACTGCAAAGATATAAATAAAAATAGGAACAACCAAATATTTAACGAAAAAATATACAGAAAAAATGAGCGACGAAAAGAAGGTATTAATCGATGTAGATATAAAGGCGACGGCGGCATTGAAAGAGCTTGCCGAGCTCCGCATAAAAGCCGACGAGCTACGAAAAGCACAGAAAGAGCTCGACACTACGACCGAAGAGGGACGGACGCAGTACGAGGCACTGGGGCAGCAGATAAAGGCTATCAATACGGCAGCGAACGAGCGACAAAAGACAATACAGAGCGAGATAAAAAAGCAGAACGAACAGGCGGGCAGCCTGAAGCAGCTAAAATCGGAGCTATCGCTGATGAAAGCTCAGTACGGCAAACTCTCGGAAGCCGAACGCAACTCTGCACGCGGACGTGAGTTGCAGAAGTCTATCGGCGAGACATCGACAAAACTATCGGAAGCGGAGCAGGCACTCGGGGACTTTCACCGACAAGTAGGTAACTACGAGGTAGCGACCAAAGGACTACGTACGCAAGTAAAGGAACTAACAGAGGAGCTCGTCAATATGAAACTTGTGGGAAAAGACGGTACCGCGGAGTATAAGTCTATGGCTGAGCAGTTGGCACAACTGAAAGACGCAATGGGCGATGTAACGGAAGAGACGAGTAATATGGCTAGCGATACGCAGAAGTTGAACACAATGAACCAAACGATAAGTGCTGTTACAAGTACTTTCGGAGCGTATCAGGCGATAATTTCAATGTCGGGCGAAGCAAATAAAGATTTGGCAGAGACGATGAAAAGGTTACAGATAGCCTCTGTTGCCATATCTGCCTCTGTACAAATACAGAACGCCATACAAAAGCAGAGCAATATATATCAGTGGGCAGCTTCCCTATTGGACAAGATACGGTACAAAGATAGTCTGAAGAACTTGGCAGCAAAAGCGGCAGACAACAAAGCGACTGCCACGAACATAGTAATGACAAAGCTATGGGCAGCGTCTCAATGGTTGCTAAACGCAGCGATGAATGCAAATCCGGTGGTTGTACTTGCTACAGGCGTGCTTGCTTTAGGAGTAGCTATGTTTGCCTTATACAAAATACTGAAAAAAGTAAACACCGAGCAGGAGCTTGCCAACAAGACACAGACGGCATACGAGCAGCAGACAGAGCGAACGGCTATAGCGATAGATAAGCTGAATAATACGGAGAAGAACGCAAGCAACGACAGGCAGAACAGGCTACGAGCCGAGATAGCAGCAATGCAGGCAAACGGAGCAACAGCGGAGCAGATAGCACGAGCCAAAGCGAAAGGCGAGCAAGATATACGAGACATAGCGATAAAGGCTAGCAAAGACAGGGAGCTGGCACAATACAAGGAATATACGGCTTCGATGGCAAACATAAAGGCACAGCGGGCATATCTGGGTAGTCTGAAGGCAGGCAGTAAGGAGTATGCCGAACAAGCAAAGAAGCTAAAGGAGCTGATAAAGGCACACAACGACTTGGCACGCTCTATCAACGACGAGCGGCAGAAGCAGATAGACCTAAGCCTGAAAAGTGCAGAAGAGGCAGCAGCCCGACGTGCCGAAGACATAAAAAAATACCGAGAAAACGCCCTGAAAGCACTCGACAATCAACGCAAGTTGCAAGAGGAGCAAAACAAGGTAATAGAGGCAGGCAGAGCGAAAGACTTCGATACGGAGCAGAAGTGGCAGGCGAAGATGTTCGAACAGGCACAGGAATATGAGCGTAAGAAGCTCACGATGCAATTGCGGTTCGGGCAGATAACACGAGCAGAATACGACAACCAAAATAAGATACTCGAGGCACAACAAAAAACTTTCGACAACAACCGACTGGCAAACCTGCAAGCACATTTTGCCGAACAACGCCGACAGATAGCCTCGCTTGTGGGGCAAAACGTAGAGGAGCAGGTGCGAGCTACGAAAGAGCGATATGCGAAAGCACGCAAGGAGCTGCAAGATATGGCAGAGCCCGTACAACTCATCGGCGAGACGGACGAAGATTTTGCCAAACGCCTCGGCGAATATAAGACCTTTATGCTCAATAAGGCAATAATCGAGAAAGAGCTCGAAGAGAAAGAGGCAAAAGAGATAGCAGAGATACGACGGAGCAATATCGAAAAATTGATGTCGGAGCAATACGCTGCGGACCTACTGCGATATACCGACAACGAACGAGAAAAGACGAGAATAACAATAGAGCAGCTAACGGAGCAGATACGATTGAAAAAAGAGGCAAATCTGTCGACCGCCGAAGATGAGGCAAAGCTAAGAGCGGAACAAGCAAAATTGAACAACATCACCCTAAATGCCGAGCTGATAAAAGCGGCAGGCAACGAGGAATCCAAATACAATCTTAAAAAAGCAGCGATAGAAAAGGAGCTGGAGCTATACAAAGACAACGCCGACAAACAGGCAGAGCTGACGGCAAAGCTTGCCGAGCTGGATAGGGAGTACCACCTGCAACGCATATCGCAAGCGGAAGAGTATGCAAGCAAGATGATGGAGGGACTCAACGCCATCAACGAGCTGAACAGAGCACTGGGCGAGGCAGAGGTGCAGCAGGCAGAAGAAGACAACGAGGCAAAAAAGGCAGCCCTCGAAAGCAGATTGAATAGTGGTATCATATCGCAGGCAGAGTACGACAGCCAAATAGCCGCAATGGACAAAGACCTCGACAACAAGAAGAAACAGATAGTACGACAGCAAGCGGCAAGGGAGAAAGCTATGGCAATATTTCAGATAACACTGAATACGGCGATGGCGATAATGAAGCTATGGGCAAGTCCCGGTTTCCCTGCAGCTATACCGCTTACCGTTGCAACGGCAGCACTCGGAGCGGTGCAGTTGGCTACGGCAATAGCTCAACCACTACCAAAGGCACGACGGGGTATGCTCATCAAGGGCAAGTCGCACGCTATGGGAGGTGTGCCTATCGAGGCGGAAGGCGGCGAGGCTATCATCAACAAACGAAGTGCGGCGATGTTTGCTCCACTGCTTAGTGCTATAAACGAAGCGGGTGGCGGTGTGCCGTTCGTGCCGAGCAGGTACTCTGACGGAGGTTTTGCTACACGTGCGGCAAGGCAGGAGACGCAACCTATTACGGCAAAAGAGATGTCTGCCGTATTGCAGGACTTGAAGGTGTACACGTCGATAGAAGATTACAAAAAATCGGAAAAAAATTACGAAATATATAAAGGTGCAGCATACTAATATGACACAATTACAGATAATAGAACAGATAATCGGAAGCCTCAACACCGGTTATAAATTCGAGTATGAAGAGAGTTCGATGATGAACGTCAAAGCAGACGACTACAAGCGAGGCGATAGCTTCGTATATGTCGAAGAGTTCAGGCAGGGGCGAATAACGGAGGGGCGTTACGGAGGCAAGAGCAAAGAGATGAAGTTGCAGATTTACTTCTGTAAGTTTTGCGAACTTCACAACGATGCAAGGCAACGTGAAGAACTGCGGGAGCAGATATTGGCGGATATAGTGTATCCGTTCATCGACGGATACAAAAAAGCGGGCTACGAAGATGTGTCGGAATGGGGTATATATTATCCGCTGCCTCGCTTCGACGGTAACGAAGTATCGGTAATGTTGGAGTTTATGGCAGCGATGCCCGTATGTTGATTTTAATCGTGTGTAGTATTATGGTAGATATAAAAGGAGGTAAATTGACGTTCGCACAGCGAATAGAGCTGGGTGAGATATTCGGCAACGGCGATATGTCGGAAGTAGAGAAATTCGAGCGAGCTATCAAGTGTATATATGGGAAGAAGATAAAACCAAACCAATACGGGCAATACGTGGGTAAGTTCAGGGCGATAGTCGAGGGCTTGCAGTATTGGTGCGAGGCAGAGGCTCGAATGCTACACAGCGAACCGACGGCAGACGAGAGAGCGGCAGGCATAGAGGAGTACAGTAAGAACGTCGGCATATTCGGCACGGTGAAAGCGATAGCGAAGACGTTCGGACAAGACCCCGACGACGTATTGCAATGGGAGTATGGCAAGGTGTTTTCGATACTATATACCGACTTGGAGGACTACAAGTATCAGCGTAGACTGAATAAAGTAATAGAACGCAAATACAAATTCAAGTGATATGGTGCAGCAGATAAGCGATATTCTGAGCAAGGAACTGGAACAGCTGAAAGCTGATATAATAAGGCGACACGAAGAGGCGGGGCAGGGAGCGAGCGGAAGGACACGTGCGGCATTCGAGGTAAAGGTAAGCGATAGCAACGGACAACTACTCGGTAACTCATACGCGGGAGTATTGGAGCGAGGACGGCGAGGTGGCAAAGTGCCGTACGACTTCAAGGACATACTGCTACGATGGGCAGAGGCAAAAGGAATATACTTTGCTAATAATACGGACGCACGACGGTGGGCTTGGTTCGTAACGCAAAAGATACGACGAGAGGGAACAAAACTATACAGGAGCGGGCAGACGGTAGACATATTCACGACACCGATAGAGGAGATGACCGAAAGACTGGCAGACAAACTGGCGGGAGTATATACGAACGAGATAACAAATACAATTTAATACAAAAAACAAAAAAGATATATGGTAACGGATTTATATGCGGCATTTAGCCCTGCGATATTGGAGATAGAAGATGCGTCGGGTAACCTCTCGCCTGCCTATCTGATGATAGAGGGAAAGAAAGCGGCACAGATAGATGTAGAAGCATTCGGGGATAAGAAGATACGGAGGTTCGACATAGGTAGCTATGTGAGGCGTTATTTTAAGAGGGATATGAGGCAGTCGAACTTGTTTTTCGATGAGAATATGACGGGAGTGTTTTCGCCTCGACTTTTCCAAGTGAAGTGGGTACTGGCGACGAATATGATGGAGCCTGCAAGGCGGGGCGTGATGGTGAATGCAGTGGCACAAGTGGGAGAAGACCCTGACTTAAACGAGCAGAGGCTTACGTTTCGGACAGAATTTAAACGTTTGCGTCGGTACAAAGGCTATGAGCTGACGGTGGGCTGTATAGGAATAATAAAAGCGGACTGGGGAATAAATCCGAATTGGACAGTGGTAACGCTGAAGAACGCAAAGGGCATCGATATGCTGTTCGACGGAAGTGTGACGGATTTGAGTAATCACTTCGTGGTGGTGCTGAACAATAAGGACTATGAGGGTATCCAGTTGGGAGAAAGACGACTAAAAATCGGGGCGTATCTGCCGATAGACAATATGAACTGTACGCCGACGAATCCTTTCTACGTACGGTGGGTGAATCAGATGGGGGGATATGATTACTGGATGTTTGGCAGGCGGCAGGTATTGACGAATAAGACGGAAAACAGGAAGGTGTTTTACCCGTACGTAACGGATATAAAAGAGGTACAGACGACGAAGGAGCTATACCGTTTCGACGTGTCGGAGTCGGTAGTAGTGGGAGCGGAGCAGTTGCATAACGAAGACTTCGAACCGCTGCGGAAAATAATATTCTCGCCGCTTGTGGAGTGGTACAACGAAAGGACGAAACGATGGACGATAATAACGGTAGCAGATTACGACTTCGAGTACAACACGGCGAAGAGCTGCCAAGATATAGAGATAACATTTAATTTACCTGATAAACAATTACAATTTTAATATAAGGAGTATCTATATGGATTACAGACTTTTGGTAGAGATAGACAAGCAATGGCGAGAACTGGACTTGGGCGATGAGAAGCCGTCGATGAACTATGTGCAGAACGACATAGGCGAGATTAAAGACCGCCGAAGCAACTACAGCCACAAGCTACAGCTGCCGCTGACGGATAGCAATGTGATAGCGTTGGGAATGATAGACAGGATAGAATCGGCGGCAAACGTAGCCGATAGGTTGCTGCCGTGCCGCCTGTACTGCGACGAATACGAGATAGTGGGCGACGACGGACTGATGACGATAATATCGGTAAGCAACGACTGCATAACGGTGCAGGTGATAAGCGGTGCTACAGACCTGCTGAACCAACTAAAAAGCGGAAAAATGGAGAGCATAGACTTGGGAGTATTCGGAACGGGTGTGAAGGATTTCGTGCCCGACAACTTCGGGGATTTCAATATAGTGTGCTTATCGAAATTCTGGTACAATGAGGAATGGAAGCAACACGTAGGTAATACGCTGCCGTTTGCGAGATTTGTGAAGGTGGTAGAGAAGGTATTGGAGAGATACGGGTATAGGTTGGAATGTAATATTGCGGGTGACGTACAAGATGTGGTATTGCCTGTGGTGGTGCCACCGGCGAATCCGTATAATCGGGAAAACATAATGCTGAGAGCGAGCAATAGGTTTGAACGCCCGAGGGGCGACAGTATAAATCTACGGCAGTGGAAGGTAGATAAGGATGATACAAAGACGCTGACAGCGGTATGGAATAGTCGGGAGCTTGAGTGGCGACCGCAGGCGAATAGTGCAGACGTGCCAGGCGAGGCGACGATAGTATTTACTGTAGAGAAAAATCTTCTCGTGGCGACACAAACAAGTGGGGATTCGTTCCCGCCGAGGATACGACTGACGGCGAGAAAAAACGGAGAACAGATACATATGGGAGAGTATTGGCAGGGAAGTAGCCCCGATATAAATGTAATGTTTGCGGCGGGCGATGTGTTTGCGTTTAAGATAGAGATAGTAGACCTTATGGGCAATCCGTGCGAAGAGCGGTTGATATGGGACAACCCTAATTCCAGAGTGCAGTATAATATTGGTATAACGATAAAGAATGACGCACTACGCCAAGCCCGAAGCCCATACAGGTGGGTGCCTGTGAAAGTATCGGCGAGCTTGGGCTTCGATACGCAACTGGATGTGGTGAAGGCATTCGTGAATACGTTTTGCCTGTGGGTAGACATAGACCGCAAGCAGAAGATATTCAGGGCAAACACATTTAGGAAGGTGATAGAAGAAAAGAGAAGACAGGTGGACTGGACGACGAAGGTAGATATGCGTGAATTTGAGTGTGAATTTCACAATATGGACTACGGGCAGAGAAACAGGATAAATATGGAGGAGAATACAAGGCAGGGAATACGCGACGGCATAACAATGGAGCTGCGAGATGAGTTGTTGGTGAGCTGGAAAGAGATATTGAAATTGCCGTTCGAGGCGGGGCGAGGAGATTGTATACCGTTGCAGAAAGTGGAAAAGTCTAACGTATATGAACCGGAGGCGACACGACCGCACCTGTGTCGGTTGGGAGCGAGCGAACCGAAAGATATAGGAGCAGGGACGCATACGTATCGCAAAGTAATGCATTACGATATGTCGGACTTGAGGCAGTATTACGAACCGTTTTTTAAGGTACTGGACGGCTACCGAAAGGTAACGGTAAAGATGCTGCTTGAACCGCCAGACTTGGAAGTAATGCAGGAACGGATACCGGTATACCTGCAACAATTCGGGCATTATTTCTATATAAACAGCGTAAGGAACTACGTATGCGGGCAGCTTGCCGAGGTAGAGATGATAAGAGTGTAAAAAATAGAGCCTCTCGTAAAAACGGAGGCTCTTTTTATGTTATTTGCTATTAATAAAAATAAGTTCTGTATTTTCGATATTGAGAGATATGGGGTATTTTAGACACCTGCCGATATGTTACTATCGGGCAGTAAAACGGTATATATGAGGTGTAAAAGTAATGAGCCTATTTTAGGCTATTGGGGTAGGAATCCGTATGCCTTATGGGATGTAAAAATATCTATACTTTATAAATGAAGATCCTTTCGGCAGGCAGTATAAAATGGCACACTCTCTCTCGGGACGGATATGTATATTTACATAAACAATATTGAAATAGCACGTCCAATAGAAACGTCTCTCTTCGTAAGGTTCTCCTTTGCCACTCTTTGTGATAGCCGTATAAGCGACATCGGCACTCACGTATTCGTAGATTACATGGCGCTCACCAGGCTCTCCTAACGGCTGGTATGCGTTTCGCATATTTTTTATTATCTCGTCGGGTTGGTCGGCAGAGACGACAGAATTGGGAGATACACGAGCGACATAGTCGTAGTGCATTTTTTCGAGTTCTTCCAAAGATATATCAACCTTTCGGCAGTTGGTAATTTCGAGTGAGGATTGATTTTCCATTTTGGAGAAATACTGCAAATATGCTTCATAAGCATAGGTTCCACACCAATTGCGGAGCGGAGTGTCTCCTTGTTTTTCTATTTCTTGCTTACATATATTGAGATAATCGTCGTTGACATTACCTTTCTTTTCGCAGGCGGTAAGAATCCATATTATAACCGCACCTAAGCAAAGGAGGATGATAGTCTGAATTTCTTTTCTACTCATAATACTCTTGAAATTAATTGTTTATAATGATAGTACAAAGGTACGAAAAAATTCCTAATAAAATATAGAAACAGGCAGAAAAATATGGGGTTACTTTTGCATAAAAGAGAATAAGCGATTATGGTAGAGATAGATATTTATAAACCGATAGACAGGGAAGACCCTTTTATGTCGTTGTGGTTTGGGGACGATTGGGCGTTTTCGGCTGAAAACGTACACAAGGCACTCGACGAGAACCCGACGGAAAAGGATTTCAGATTTAATATCAACTGCGACGGCGGGTCGGTATCGGAAGGCTTGCGGATATACGACGTACTGCGTACATCGGGCAAAAATATATATATGAACATAGAGGGCGGCTGCCACTCGATGGCGGTGTGTCTGTTGCTTGCTGCGGCGAAAGAGAACCGCACGGCAAACCCAAACTGCCGGGCATTGATACACGAGGTGCGGGCTTGTACGTGCGACAACCTGACGGCAGACGAGGCTCAGGCACTCGCCGACGAGATACGGACGGAGCAGAATGCAATACTCGACATATACGCCGACCGCACAGGTACGGACAGGCAGACACTCGAAGGTCTGATGAAAGCGGAGCGACAGCTGACGGCGGAGCAACTGAAAGAGTACGGATTCATATCGAAGATAAACGTTTATACGACAAATAGAAAAAAACATTTAAGAACAAAAAATTTCAAAGAAATGGCAAAGACAAAGAAAGAAGTGATTTCGGCTGCTGACAATTACATAAAGAAGCTGAAAAACTTGCTGTCGGGTAAGGTGGTAAACTACGACCACACGGATGCCGACGGTAATGTGCTGTTCAGTACCGAAGCCGAAGATGATACTTTGGAGGTAGGTATGGCAGCAAGCCCCGACGGAGAGTTTGAGCTGACGGACGGGCGTGTGGTAGTAATCACGGACGGAGTGATTGCAGAGATAAGGGAAGCCGAAGGGGGCGAAGGCAACAACGATGAGCTGGAGAACCTGCGGGCAAGAGTGGCAGCGTTGGAGGGAGCTCTGACGGAAGCCGAGAATGTGATAACCGACCTACGTAACGAGGTGGGCAGCACGTATACTGTAAGAAACAGACAGACACAACCTCAGGGCAAGGCAGCACCGAAGACGAGTGCGGAGCTGAAGAACGAGGCAAAAGAGAAACTTGAAAAAATGAAAGGAGGCAAGTAACGATGGCAACAATATTGGATTTTACGAAGTTTAACTTCACGGCGGAGCAAATCCGCGACATCAACGAGCTGCTGTACGACGAGGTAATGCAGGCTCCCGAGATAAGCCTGATACACACGATACACCCGAATATCGTATTCGATAAGGAAATAGGATTTATCGGCGAGGGCGGTCTTGTGGGAGTGGCAGGTCAGGGTTGCGACCCGACGCCGCAGAGCTGGAAGATAGGCACGAGGTCGGTAAAGTGGACACCGAAGTCGTGGGAGATACTGATAGAGGACTGCTGGAAAGACCTCGAAAGCACGTGTGCGGTATATGCCCTGAAACAAGGTGTAGACATATCGGACTTCAGCACGACGGACTACTACGCAGTAGTGGTGCAGGTGTTGTCGGTGGCGGTAAAGAAATTCATCGTACGTCTGGCGTGGTTCAACGACACGGACGCGAAGAACGTAAGTGCAGGCGGTATCATCACCGACGGCATAGATACGAGTTATTTCTCTATCATTGACGGCTTCTGGAAGCAGATTATAGCACAGACGACAGTGAACCCCGCTCAGAGAGTGGCTATCACCGAAAACACAGGAGCGACCTACGCACAGCAGGAGCTCGCACCTACGAGTGCGGCAAACTACCTAAGGTCGTTGAAATATAAGGCATCGATGGAACTCCGCAGCGAGACAGATGCAATAGTGCCCTGCACGCAGTCGATATACGACGCTTGGGAACAGTACAATCAGGGTAAAGAGCTCGAAAGCCTCTACACGAACCTGATAAACGGCACAAAGACGTTGAAGGCTTACGATATGACACTTGTACCGTTGCCGATATGGGATGAGATGATAAAGAGGTATGAAAATACGGGCACGAAATTGAACAACCCGCACCGTGCGGTACTGACGACAAAGAGCAATCTGAACTTCGGTGTGGACAGCGAAAACTCGTTCGAGGATATGCGTATGTGGTACAACCCCGACAGCCGCAAGGTGAAGACCGAGATGATGGGCAAGGCTGACGCCAAGCTGTACGACCCCGAACTGTTGCAGGTGGCAATATAATCAATTACGAATTACAAAATAAAAAAAAGGAGTAAAAGATATGAATTGTTCGGAATTGACACAGGGACTTGTAGCGGCGAAGTGTAACTCGACAGAAACGGCGGGGGCAGAAGATAAGGTATATCTTCTGAACTTCTCGGACATCGACCGACAGGGCAGCACGGTAGTGAACAACGTGATTACGGGCATTAAGCTCGTGAAGAGAAACAACGTGCAGATGCTCGGCTTTGCATTCGAGACATTCGGCAAATCGCTAAAAGACGCAGGTGCAACATTCGCCAAAGGTACGTACAGCAATATGTGGCAACACAATGTAACGTTGAGGGTATTTGTGAAAAAAGAGGAGTCGAAGACGTTCGCCAATCAACTTGCCGCGGGGGCAAAGATAGTAGCAGTGATAAAGAACCGCGCTACCGGTGCTAACGGCGAGGTAACGTTCGAGGCATACGGATGGGACAATGGGCTTGAATTGTCGGAGAGTGCCAATACGTTGGAATTC